CCCCCCCGAGCGAAATGGCAGCTCTTCCAGAAGCTTCCATAATTTAGACACACACTAGTCCCAGCTTATTATTACCTGGGACTAGTGTGTCTGTTCTTTCCCAAAGAAAAACATGAAAGACACAGCTAAGGAAAGTAAAAAGTACAGGAACTGGGCATTTACCTTTCCAAATTATCCCAACACTGAGTTGGTAGATAATATCGAGTGCCGCTATATTGGATATGCGCACGAAATTTGCCCTACAACTGGCACTCCTCATCTTCAAGGGTTTATTTGTTTTTACAATGCAACAACTTACAAATCAGTTATTAAACAGATGCCAGGCTGTCATATTGGGCACATGAAAGGTTCTATGCGACAGAATGAAACTTATTGTTCAAAAGAATCAGAACTTATTGAACGAGGCGATAAACCAGCAACTAATGACGATAAGGGTAGAGCAAATCAACTACGTTGGCAGCGAACAAGAGAATTGGCAAAGTCCGGCTTGTTAGATGAAGTAGATGCAGACATTTATGTCCAACATTATAATACTCTTAGACGTATTCAAATGGATCATGCAAAGAGACCAGAGGTACGTCCAGAAGTATCTGGTATTTGGATCTATGGAAAATCGGGTGTAGGCAAGACCAAGCTTGTCTTCGAACAATATCCCGATCACTATGTTAAATCACGTAACAAATGGTGGAGTAGTTACACAGGACAGGAAGTAGTAGTCTGTGATGATGTAGGATTAGAAGATGCAAAGTGGATGGGATCATTTCTTAAAGACTGGGCTGGCCAGTATCCCTTTCAAGCAGAAACAAAAGGGAGTTCAATGATTATTAGACCAAGACTGTTTGTAGTAACATCTCAATATTCAATTGAAGATTTATGGTATGACCCAGAAACACGTGATGCGTTGAATCGAAGATTTACAGTGAATCATATGCAATAATGTGTGCGTTTAATATAAACCAAAGTGAAATGCCAAAACGATCTGCAAGTATTAAGAAACTTTATCCAGCGAAACGTCGAAAGACTCAATCAAGTACTAAGAAGACCAAGAAGACTTATAAGAAATCCTCCGGAAAATACAAGACCAAGAAATTGGGTGGTACAGCCAAGAAGGTGGGAACTTCTCACTGGCTTTCTTATGGCACTGCTCAGTCTTTTCCTAAATCCAAGTATGCTTATTTAGGTGGTAAACAATCAGTTCAATCTCATTTTAATGTTCAACGTGTTGGTAGAATTGAAGGTTCAGTCGGTATAGCCGGCCAATCTTTTGATGATGTATCAGTTGCTTATGATACTACATCTATTAAGTTACTTCGTGATTATTTGTTTTCAAATATCCGCAATGATTTGATGAATACAAGTTCAGTTGGGGGTCTTACCGGTGCAAGTTTAGGTAATTACAATGCTATTGATGATATTACTTTATTGCTTAAGAATTGCAAAAAGACAACTACATTTACAAATCAATCTAATGGTAATGCATATGTAGATATTTATGATCTTGTTGCCCGTAGAGATATGGGTTCAGCAACATCTCCAAGTACTATGTGGACTAATGGTTTGGATCAAACTAATGATCCATTTAATGCTACAGCTGCAGGTAATGGGGTTCAACTTCAATCTTTTGCAGTTGGTTCAACTCCTTTTCAATCTCAAGTATTTTGTAGATATTGGAAGGTTCTTAAAGTTACAAGACTTTGTTTGGGTGCAGGTGAAACTGCCGAGCATGTAACTAAAATGGCTCCAATGAAGAAATGGAATATGCAATGGAATACTTCTGATGGAACTACTAACCCAACTTATTTTAGAGGGTTGACTCATGTCACTATGATGGTTGTAAGAGGACAACCTACAGATTTGGCTTCAGATAGTACTATTGGTATTACAATGCCTGAGATTGTATACAATACTACTGAGACTTATGCAACATCTAATTTTCCAGGAACTGGAACTCTTAATTATCAAACTGCTAATGCTATTCAAGGTATTGCAGGCAAGTTACTCCAACCTGGTTCAGGTGTGGTTGATACAATTACTTCTGCTTAATAAACGTGATTTACTTTTCATTATCAAAATGTGGGGTAGGGGCCCCACGTTTTGTCAGGGAAATAGATATCTTAGTCAAAGGCTCTGTTGATGGATGCCTATACCATGGAGCGACGGGAGGGGACTGGGGCCCCCCCGAGCGAAATGGCAGCTCTTCCAGAAGCTTCCATAATTTAGACACACACTAGTCCCAGCTTATTATTACCTGGGACTAGTGTGTCTGTTCTTTCCCAAAGAAAAACATGAAAGACACAGCT